GCAGAAACCTTAGACATAACATCAGCCAACGACCGTTCAATGACACGCGCCGCCGCTTTAGCCTGTTGCTCGGCTTGCGACGGATCAATAACGATGTCTATCTGGAGGTTGTCAGCCATGCGAAAAAGCCTCTCGTGGGATTGAGAGGCTTTTAACACAGTTTCAGATTAGTTTCAAGCGATTAAATCAAGCCACTCTCGTAACCCGCATAACGCCATCAACTTTCTTGCACGTGTACCGAACCGTTGACTGGTTGCGACGCATGGTACAGTTCTTGGCATACACAAGTTGTCTAGCATGTTTGAAACCTTCTGCAATATCAGGCGTGATGTCAAACGACTTCCCGACCTCATCCAGAAGATACCAAGGGTAGCTGTACCGCTTGCCTTCTTTCGTGATTGTCACTTGGATTTCTCCTTCTGTTCCTGCTCTTTCTGACGGGCCAACAGGTACGCATTGTCACATGCGCGGATGACTGTCAGGAACTTGTCCATGTCGTCATCCTGCAAGAACGTACCGTATGTCAGTATCTCGGATATTGGGATGTATCCCTCACCCATCCCGACTGCCCTAGACGCTGACAGCACGTAGAATGCGTTGAGGTAATACTGATCCCACCACTCAAGAGCATCAGGCTTATTGACGATTGGCGGGAGCGCAACGCCGGATTCCTCGAATATCTTTGCTGCGAATTCGTAGTTGGCTCCGTACTTTATGCCCCACTCAACCGTCTCGGTTAGTTTTTTACGGTTTCAGCGACCTCTTGAGCGCGGAAAACCTCGGCTTCTTCTGCTAACCCTTCGAGCATTGTGCGGAAGTCTTTGTACTGCTTGTCAGCCAAGATTTCTAGAGCTTTCTCACGGCTGTATGGTACGTCTTCGCCGTCGATTGTCAGACCTTCCCAGCTAATCAACACCGTCCCAACGAAGGCTTGCAAGCTGTGTTCCATGACCAGTTCGTCACTGATAGTCTTGTTCTGGTATTGTCTCAAAAACGGCTTGGTAAGGCGTTGCAATTCTTTCTGGTGTTTCGGGTTGCCGGTGCGTGCGATACGTACCTTCAGACCATCCCCGCAGTCAACGATTACTCCGTCCTCTGCGGCTGTCGGGCTGGTACGAAATTTTGACAAATCCATTTGCACTTCTCCTGTTGTGGTTGAAAACAGGTTGGCTTATACAATGGATTGTATGTGGGTGTCAAGTACATTTTACACAAACAAAAACCGCCCCGAAGGGCGGCTAATGCAGAACTTGTTACGATTAAGCTGGCAAGAAGCTAATTTGCACCTGATAACCTAAAGTAGGCGAGCGCAACGCAGTCGCGGTCAAGTCAACGAGGATGTCAGCATTCAACGCCGCACCGCTGTCAGAACCTGCGCTATATTTGCAGTACGGCAAATCTACAACCACCGCCGCGCCACTAGCATCAGTAAAGTAGTACGCCAGCGAGAAGGTCGTACCATTCACGAACTTGACCAACTGTGCTGTATCGGCAAAGTAAGCCTGCAACGCAACAGTGGCGTTGATACTACCGAGGTTAATATCGACCGGGTAGAGGTTCCCGATTGCGTCGAGATTGCGTGCATTGTTAGTCGTGGACAGGTTGGCGCTCTTGAAGAAGGTCGTAGACAACGCGGCGCCATCGACGTACACGGTTCCAACGTTAGCGGCGGCGGACATGATGCCTTCGCTAGAAGCAGCAACGTCTGCACCAGTACCGATTGTCGCTGTACCGAAAGCCGTTGTACGGCCCATCAAGCCGAACGTACCTGCCACGATTGAACCAGAAGCCGCGTTCAACGCCATAGTGTTGACGATCTGACCAACGCTGGATTGAAAAGTGGTAGTCAAGTCAGTGTATTCTTGCTCGATAGAGAATGTCTTTTTAACCGATGCGTTACGAACAGAACGACCCTTGACCGACACGGATGCACCAGCGGCTTCGGTAGTCAGCGCAACGTGAGACAGAACGACCTTCGCGGTAGTCACCGACACAACCTTACCAATCTTCGTACCTTGAGCCAAGCCTGTAACCTTCAGCCAATGGCCGGGTAGGATGTTGGCGGTGCTGAACGCTGCGGCAACGGAGTTGATGGAGTTATCTACGGACGACGCAGAGATGTCCGTCGCGGTCAGTGTGAACAGTGTCGAAGTCGTGCCGCCAAGTGCAGATTCGATAAATGGCAGATACTCAGTAGCGCGCAGTTCAAAACCAAGGTCGAACGTACTAGAACCGGCGGTATTTACCAAATCGGTAATCATGCGGTCAGAGCGGATAGTCTGCGAAGTGGTTGTACTGATATTCAGTGTAGGTTTCGCAGTGGTTGCGTTGATTATAGTCAGTGCAGCAGCAGGCGTAATGCCTGGTGTGACCTCTGCGACATATTTCGTTGATACCAGATTGCCTTGAGCTTGTGCCATGTTGCTTCTCCTTAAATAATCACATCATAAAAAAATGGGATGGCGACAACCATCTGATACCATTGTGTCGTACTGTTCACCGTACCCGTGCTTGATACAACCATCTCACCAAGACGCTTAACGTCAGGTTCTTCAAAAGTAATTCCAGACACTCGTCGGTCGCGGAAGATTGCCGTAACCGAATCGGCGTAATCGCGTGCTGGTTTAGACCCTGCGTTCAACGGTGTGTAGATATTAACGAACACTGTTCCGCTCGTTCTACGCAAGGCTGTTACGCCTAATGATGCTTTTGCTGATGCCCCGTCCCAGACCTCTAGACCTACCCACGCACTACTTGGAACTGTGAACGGTACGTTGTCGTACTTTACAGCCGTAGCCGCGCCCCATGCCGTAGCAAACATATTCTCAATGGCGATGTTCATGGCGGCAGTAGTCATGCGCCGTGTTTAGCACAGGTTGGTGAGTTTGTCAAGACTGTTAGAACTTCCTAAACTTTGCGAGGGCTTGGTTCTTGGAGTGCGCGGCGATTTTCCAACCGCTGTCAGGATGTGAAGGCGTACCTACGTTCTCGACCTTGTAAGCATGGTCGGCGGTGTTGCTGACGTAAATAGGTCTGAACGGTGTTGAATACTGCGGCTCTTGTAGACGTATCCCAAGCTCCCCGTACTTCACGTCAGGCTTGCCCATAGATACGGTCGGATGAGGTATGCGATTACTGCTGGGCGAGCCTACGGAAATGTCCCATGAGTGACGGTACGTTCCTGACCACACCGGGCCGTCATAAGTTATCGCTGTGTTATACACAACACTCGCCGCCTTCGCCGTAACCTCCGCAACCTTACGCGCAATCATGTCGGCTAGGTGCTTCTTGGAGGCTTCGGATAGTTTTAGGCTAATCACGGCGCACGCAACTGAAACGTATAGGTTGCGCCTGCTGGGTCTGGATTGAAGTTGACGATGTTGTACGTCTTGCCGCCGTACACGATATGGTCGGTCTGCAAGTTAGGTGTAACGGTTAGCGACGACTGTTGCACAATCATTTTCTGGTCTGTGACCTGCATACCAACGCTACGCTGAATTTCCAACTCGCTGAAGCGCGTGAAGATGGCAGTGATGGTCGTGTCGCTGTTCGTAGCAGTCGTGCCACCAGTTGACGGAACATAGGTTGTTGTAGAACGGCGGTATGTGGCTGTTTGCGCGATGTCACCAACGGCTGTAAAAGCTGCTCCGACTGCACTTGCGATTGTTGCGCGGAGGCTCATTACGACCTCACTACGGTCGCCTGATACTTGTTAGACTCGCGGATATATCGCCAAATCATGTTACGCACGCTGTCGTTCATCCAAGACAACCTATCACGTTTATCCACCTCAAGTTCCACGGTGTCAACCTTGATCCGTCGATAGCCCTCGTCGCCCTTGGGTGCGGTAGTATCACTAGCCAACAACCACATCGCGGCCTCGGCAGTAGCTTGCTTGAGGAACGTTGGAATAGTCGCGGGGTCGAACACGATGTTGTAATACAGCGCGGCGGCACTAGGGTCGATAACCTCTCCGCCGTTCTTGTACACTCCGCTACGAGGCCATTGTAAGTTCTGCGCAGGGTCGGTCATCCACCCAAGCCACACCAGCGTCTCGAAGTTGCGAGTAGCCCAGATAATCGCCGCATCCTTGTCAGCATTACTCGCACCAGTCCACGCAGTGTTGTGCAAACGTTCGGCGTGGTAAGCGTCGGCCTCCGCACGGGTGCAATATGCGTTAAAGGTCGGTGACGATGGGGCAGCGTCGAGAGCCATTGCGATTAGCCGTAAAAGTTATGCCACTTGTATCCGCGCATCCAACCTTCGTCGGTCTTTGCGGCAATGCCTTGAGCCATCAATCGTTCGCCCACAGCGGCATCAACGCACAGTGTCGGACTAGCTTGCAACAGCTTGCCGAGTTCGAGGTCTTTCGAGGTGTCTATGACAACCTCGACGACTTCTTCAGACGCTGCGAATTTTTGAAATCTAGCCATC